CCTAGTCTGAAAAAACAGGACTGAGTTGTTTCATAAACTTGCCGGGAAAAAATCAGGGAATGACACAGGACGCACTCGCTCGAGCGCTCAAAATCACGCGGCCGACGCTGCGCGAATGGCAGAAGCGCGACGACTGGCCGACCGGAGCGACCCTCGAGCAGCTGATTGCGTGGCGCGACGAGCGCGGGCTCGGTCGAATCAAGGACGGAAGCCTCGGCGCGCTGAAGGCCGAGCTAATGCGGCGCGACATTGAGTTGCGCGACCTAAAGCTCGGCCGCGAACGCGGCAACGTGGTCGAGCGCGAGGTCGTGCAAGATATGCTCCAGCTGCTTTCGCAGAAGCTCGACTTGCTCCTGCGGCTCAAGCTTGAGGTCGAGCTCGGCCCGCGCGTCGCCGGCAAGTCAGCGGCGGAGGCGAACGTCGAAGGCGGGCTGATCCTGGACGAGATACGCGAGGTGATCGCGGGCAACCTTGCGCGGTTCGAGACGGAGGCGATTCGGAAGAGCGCGACGGAAGATTAGGCTTTACATCCGAAGCCGCTTGGGTTCTCTTGGTCGCACGATGACCAGCAACACCAGCCAGTACATCAAGGGCCAGATTGTCCGCATCCTGCCGCAGTTCCGCGATGTTCCCATCGAGAGCCACTACGTCGTCGTCGGAGAAGACGAGGGCAAGGGGCGGGTCGACATCTCGCCGGTCGAATGGAATCACGGCCGCATCACGCCGGTCGAAGTCATCCGCGTCGAAATGATTGAGCTCGTCTGATATGGTATGGATCATACCGGAATCACTCACCTCAGTCTGTGCGCCGGCTACGGCGGAATCGACCTCGGACTGCGTCGCTGCATCCCTAGCCTCCGAACGATTGCTTACGCGGAGATCGAAGCCTTCGCCTGCGAAGTCCTACTTGCGCGAATGGAAGGCGGGCAGATTGATGCGGCTCCGATCTGGCCTGATGTTCGGTCTTTCCCGTGGGAACAATTTCGCGAGCGCGTGGATCTCCTCTCTGGAGGCTATCCGTGCCAGCCGTTCTCCGCAGCCGGCAAGCGGCTCGGACAAGAAGACCCGCGCCACCTCTGGCCCAGCATCGCAAGAGGAATTTCCATTCTCCGACCGCGGCTCTGCTTCTTCGAGAACGTCGAAGGGCACATCAGCCTGGGGCTGCGAGAAGTCATCGACGACTTGGACGGCCTGGGTTACGCAGCGACGTTTGGAATATTCTCAGCGGCTGAAGTCGGAGCTCCTCATCAGAGAAAGCGACTATTCATTATGGCCCACCGCCGCGACGAGGGACTGGAAGGATTCGCTTGGGCAGTTGAGGACGGCTACGAATCGCGACGGCTCGCTGAGGAATCGGGAGGATCAACTGGCGCGGGCGGTGTATGGCGTCGCGTTTCGTTCGCTGGAAATTGCGAGGTCGGATCCGAGGACGAACTGGGGGACACCTGCTCAGTTTGCGGCGGTGAATACGTCGAGTGCGAATGTCCCGGACCAACTCAAGAAGGTTACGAATACCGAGAGATTGGCGGCGAGCTTTACGGCCGCCAGTTCGACCTCTGGCCCGCAGACAAAGCCTCAATGCAAGAGCAATGGGAACCGCCTCGCATCACTCAACCCACGTTGGGTCGAGACTCTGATGGGCCTGCCGGTGGGATGGACTATGCCGAGCTGTGCGTCTCCGGTGACTCCCGAGTCGACGAGCTGCGCCTCCTTGGAAACGGCGTCGTCCCAGCGGTCGCCGAGCGAGCCTTCGTGACCCTACTCGATGAACTGCTTGCCGACGCCTGAGATGGTGCGAGACGTGATGGCTGCGCTAGGGCGCCGCGGCGGACTCGCGCGCTCGGCTGCGAAAGAGCAGGCCGCGAAGCTCAACGGCAAGAAGGGCGGGAGGCCGCGGAAGAAGCGATGAGCGCCGAGCGACTCCTCGCCGGCTTCCGCCTTCCGCGGCCGGATCGCTCGCCGATCTACGACTGGGCGCGGCGGCACGTGCAGCTGCCGGAATCCTACGCGACGCCTGGGCCGTTCAATGTGCGGCTGTCGCCGTGGCTCGTGCCGATCTTCGACGCGCTGCAAAATCCGCTGGTCCGTCGCGTTCACTTTAGGAAAGCCGTGCAGATCGGCGGCACGCTGGTGGCTGACGTCTGGCTGCCGTGGATCATCGCGAACGATCCCGGCCCGATTAGCTGGACGATGCAGACGGACGAGATGGTGGAGAAGCACGCGAAGACGCGCCTCTGGCCGCTTCTTGAGCGATGCCGGCCGGTGGCGGCAATGCTGCCGAAGCCGGGGCCGCACCGCACGACAACCGAGATCTTCTTCGGCGGCTTCTTCGTCACGCTCAACGCGGCGAACCTTTCGACCCAGCAGAGCCAGTCGATCCGCTACAAGATCAACGACGAGCTCTGGCTCCCGCGCTGGCAGGAGATCTACGGCCACGCGGTGGCGCGCGTCTCCAAGTTCGAGGAGGTCGGGCGCTCGAAGATCTACAACGCGAGCCAAGCGCCGGTGATGGACGCGGAAACTGGCAACGTGGAGGACACGAGCTTCCGCTCGGGCGATCAGGGCGAGTGGCACGCCGAGTGCCCAGGCTGCCGCAACGTGCTTCCAGTTGCCTTCGAGGTTCTAAGCAAGGAGCAGCGTGGCGGCGTGATCTGGGACCGAGCGGCGCGGCGCGATGATGAGACGTGGGACGTGGGGCGCGCGGTGGAGACCTGCCGCTTTCGCTGCATCTCCTGCGGGCACGAGTCCGCCGACAGCGACGCGACCCGCGCCGGCTGGGCGAAGACCGGGCGCTTCGTGCCGATGAATCCTGCGGCGCCTCGGGAGGTGCGCTCGTTCCGCCTCGAGGCAATCGTGACGCGGCCGATGCGGCTGCTCGTGGAGGAGTTTCTCCAGGCCGAAAACCAGCTGGTCCGCACGGGCGACGAGCAGGCGAAGATCGAGTTCCGGACCAAGCGGCAGGCGCTGCCGTGGATCGTCGAGAAGAAGGCGGTCAACGTGCTGCTGAAGGACTCGGGCTACAAGCTCTCCGACTACGCGCAGGGCGAGTCGATCCCCGACGAGGCGATCCGCTTTCTCGCGATTGATCGCCAGCAGGACCATTTTTGGTGCGAGGTCGGCGCGTTCTCCACGGCGCAAGGGCCGCGCTATCGCCAGCTATGGTTCGGGCGCATCGACACGCGCGACCAACTGCGCGCGCTCCAGGAGCGGTTCAAGGTGTCGAGCGCCTGCGTCGCGCAGGACCGCGGGTACCGGCCGGCAGACGTGGACCGCGACTGCGCGGAGTTCGGATGGCGCTCGATGCGCGGCTACGGCCGGCGGACGTGGACGATGCGAGACGAGGCGACCGGGACGATGGTCAACTTCCCGTTCAGCGATCCGCAGGTGAGCGACTACCGCGGGGGCGACGTCTACTTTTACAACTGGTCCGGCGACTACTTTAAGGACACGTTGGCGACCGCGCTGGAGGGCAAGGGCGATCTGCGCTGGGAACTGCCGTCCGACGTTAACCCGCTCTATCTTGAGCATCTCAAGGGCGAGGCTAAGGTCGAGGTGCGGACGGGCGTCTGGGAGTGGCGCGAGGTACGGAGCAACGCCCCCAACCACGGCCTCGATACCTCGGCGATGCTGCTTTGTATGGCGACGATTGCGGGCATCATCCGCTTCGTGCCGGCGAAGACGTAGCGTGGAATTGAGGCCGCGCTTTTCCTCAAAGTAGTTCTTGAGATTCCCGAGCGGTTGGGTTTCTCTGGTCACGTCAACAACGACAACCTCAACAAAACAACGACAATGAACACCAACGCCAACCACCTCGACAACATCACCCGCAAGCTGACGATGTTCCCCTCCTTCTCTGCGCTGCTGACCGCCGAGGGCAACTACCGCCCGAGCTTCTACCTGACCAAAGGCAAGCTCGGCGAGAACCTCCAGAAGCAGACGCTGGCGATGGCTTACGATGACCACCAGGAAATGCGGGGCGACAGCCGCCGAGCCTATCGCGGCAACTTCTAAGCCCACCGGGGCGGGCTAAAAACCCGCCCCAACTTTTTTTCCGAAAGACGCTTGACTATCCCCACCGCTTAGGTTTCTCTCTGCACGTAATCAACAACGACCAATGAAGACCACCATCGATTCCCGCACTTACACCGTCGAAGCTCTCGAAGTCGGCCCGCTCGTCGCCGCTGATCTGGCCGGCAGAGGCTGGGAGCCGCGCTACTACGTCGCGACCGGCGTCCGCGGCGCGGTGTTCCTCGCCGTCCGTTGCCCTAAAACCGGCCGCTTCGAGCGGTCCTGAGCTTATGCCAGACGCAGCCAAGAACCCCGCCGCGGTCGCGCTAGGCCGCCTAGGCGGGCGGATCCGATCCGAAGCCAAGGCCGCCGCCGCAAGGCGCAACGGCAGACGAGGCGGGCGACCGCCGAAGCAGATCAAGCCGCTCCCATAGTGGGGCGGCTTTTTTGTCGTCAAATCGAAGCCAGCGCGCCGCGTCAAAAAACCTTTTGACGGCGGCCGCTTCAATATGGCGGCAGACAATCCTTTTCTCGACGTCGACGTCGCGACGCTGAACACGCTCAAGACGAAGGTGCTGGACGCGATTCAAGCCTGCCTTCTGAACACGAGCTACTCGCTCAACGGCAAGAGCGTCACGCGCGCCGATCTTAACACGCTTAACAAGATGCTAGGCGACATCACCGCCGCCATCGAGTACCAGAACGGCGACACGACCGACACGACGTTTGTCAGCTTCAACGGGAACTGATTATGCAGACTTTCGACGCGACGGCAGTCATCCGCAATCGGCCGTGGTTCGAGCGGGCGCTCGAGACCATTGCGCCGCAGGCCGCGCTCCGCCGGCTCCAGGCTCGCGTCGAGACCGCGCTTTTCAGCTACAACGCCGCGCAGACGAATCGGCTTTACGCGCCGATGCAGTACGGCCAGCCGAGCGAGTCCTCGCAGACGGTGCGCGAGCGAGTCGTGATGATGTGGGAGGCGCGCAATCTGGTCGAGAACTGCCCCGAGGTGAAGGAGGTCTCGCGCAAGTTCGGCAACTACCTGACGCCGACCGAATACTCGCCGGCGACCGGAGACCGCGACTACAACGCCACGGTCAACGAGTGGTTTCATAGTTGGTGCAAGCAGGCCGACGCCACGGGCCGCAATTCGTTCCGCAAGCTCGTGCAGCTGGCCGCGGAGAACCGGCCAGTGGACGGCGACTGCGGGTTCGTCATCCGCCGCGTGGGCGACGGGCTAAAGCTACAGCTGGTGCCGGCGACCCGCATCGGCAATCCGAATGAGATGGGCCTCGACTCGGAGAACTACTTTGAGGGCGTCATTACTAACGAGTTCGGCGTCCCGGTCGCGTATCGCATTTACCGCGTGACGCGCGAGGGCGTTTACTTCGGCGCGGAGGATGTGCCGGCTGGGAACTTCTGCCACTACTTTGACCCGTTCCGCGTCGATCAGTACCGCGGCGTGACCGACTTTCACGCGGCGATCCAGACGGCGCGGATGCTGCACGAGATCCTCCAGGCCGAGAAAGCCGGCGTGCGCTTCGCCTCGCAGCAGGCGGCGCTCGTCTTCACGGACCGCGGCACGGCCAACTCGCGCAACCTCTTCACTCCGACGCCGAGCGCTGTCCTGCCGAGCGGCCAGCAGCAGAAGAACGAGCTTTCCGAAGTCGGGATGATTAAGTATCTCGGCCAGGCTGATCGCGTCGAGACGATGCCGGCGCGGCCGAGCACCGCCTTCACGGGCTTCATCGCGCATCTGATGCACGAGCTTTCGATCGCCGTCGGCATCCCGAAGGGCGTTCTTTTCGGCACGCAGGATTACGCCGGCCCGAGCGTGCGCGCGGAGTTTGCCGCGGCCGACCGAGTGTTCGCGCGACATCAGGGCGTGCTCGTCGACAAGGTGCTGGATCCGATCAAGAACGCGGTCATCCTCGACGCCATCGCCCGCGGCGAGATCCCGGCGCCTCCGGTCCGCGCTGGCGAGACTCCGGTGCAGACGCTCAAGCGCGCGACCCGCGGCGAGTGGCGCTTCCCGCCCAAGCTCACTATCGACGTCGGTCGCGAGTCCGCGGCCAATATGAACGAGAACCGGCAGGGCGCGAAGTCCTTGCAGGAGATCGCGGCCGAGCAGGGCACCGATGCATTTACCCGGCTCGAGCAGATCGCGGCGGAGGCGAGCTACGTCGGAGAGCTCGCGAAGCGGTACGGCATTCCCGAGACCGCAATCCGTATGGTCACGCAGCAGTTGCCCGCTAATCCCTCGATGGCTGCGGCGCTTGGCACGAGCGTCACCGAGGACGCGGTGGATGCGGTCAATGCGACGACGGGCAAAGCCGCGGCGCCCGAGCAGGCTGCGCCAGTTGCTCCCACGGAAACCATCAATGCCTCGGCGGACCTGATCACCATCAACTTCGCCGAGGACTCCTACGTCCCGAACGACGCGATGGCGGCGAACGCCCGCCGTGCGCTCGAGGTGCGGGCCGGCAAGCCGCCGTCGCAGCGCGGAATGACCGCCGTCGGCCTGGCTCGGGCTCGGGACATCCAAAACAAAAAGTCGCTCTCCGAGGAGACGGTGCGCCGGATGAAGGCTTATTTCGACCGCCACGAAATTGACAAGCAGGGCGAAACGTGGGCACAGCAGGGCAAGGGCTGGCAGGCGTGGCACGGCTGGGGCGGTGACGCCGGTCAGACG